ACTAATGTACTTGGGTCTGCTGCAAAACCATAATCTTGACCCCATACGCTTGTGCCTATATGTTTAAATTCTCCTACACTCCAATTATTAAATATAACCCCCTCTGCTTTGTTTAACCACGCACCTAGCATTTGTTGTTTGTATTTCTCTGGGCGTCTTATCTTCATTTGTTCTATTTGGTCTATATAGCTTTTAGATAAGTTGTCTATATTGTCTTGATAGGTTGTGTGTATATATGTAGTGTTTTCTTTAGTTATATTGCTACCCTCTTGAACCCCTCTATCCTCAAAGAAACGTCTATATATAAAATGTTCTTTTGTAGTTGGGTTAAGTATTAATATTATTCTGTTTGGTTTGCCTTGCTGTCTTACTGATAAATCAATAGTGTCAAACTTTTGTTCGTCCACCAATTCCTCAGCTTCATCTACTACCCACGTTGTAATTCCTTGTAAAGATTTAAGGTTTGCTGTTTGGTCGCCACTTGAAGTTTTTATACCTCTGAATATTATTTTGCTTCCTGTTTTTTTATTTATTATTTCATCCTTTGTAATATGGAAATCTGCAACTGAACCGAACTGTTCTAGCTTGTCTATAAATTCAGGTATAATTGAAATGTAGGCAGAGGTTAATGTATATCGTGTAAATAGTATCGTGTGTCCTTGTTCGTATGTTAGCATAACAAGTAAGGCGTTTACTGAAAAAGACTTCCCAGAACCACGCCCACCACTTACAATAAAATACCTACTGTCGCTTTCAACAATAGGCATATATTTCTTTTTTACCTTAATCAACGAACTTAATTAAATCTCTAAAATTAATGTTTAAGCCCTCACTAGAATTAATATCAACGCTTTCTTTAGGTTTGCCATAACGATAGCTTAAATATAGCTGTATGGCTCTCATATCGCCTTTAGCTACTAGCTCCCCTAACTTGCCTACTGCTTCGTCTTTGTCTATTATAGCGTCTAAGCGTTCTATTAGTTTTATCTCATCTGCCTTTGGTGGTCTGCCGCCTTTGTTTCCTTTTGTTCCTTTGTTGTTTACTCTCTTATCCATAATCAGTATTTAATTAGTTAACTGAACCTATTAATATATAAACAGAATTATTTTATTTTAGCACAATACTGGGTTTTTAACTTTGTTACTTATTTTTGCCCCTTTTACTTCTAGTATTTGTTTAGGCTTTATTCTTGTCTTTATTAATGCGTTAAATGGGTCTAGTCGTGTTTGTTTAAATTCTTGAACTGTTTCTATATCCCATTCGCTTATAATGTCTGTAATGCACTTAATACGTTTTAATGTTTCGCTTGTGTTTGTTTGTGCTATTTGTTTTTTTATTTTTGCTTTTTCTATATTTGCGAAAGGCTTTGAAAATATTAAATCTAATTCGTCTATTAACTCATCGTGTTTATCTTTGTATTGATATTCTATAACATCTATTGTATTACAATGGAATAACACTAAATCGTGGTTTGTGTTTATTTCGTTTCCTATTGCTTTAAAGGTTGCTCCTGTTTCTCTAGCTAATTTGCAAAACACTTTTCTAGCGTATACATATTTTCTTTTCCTTGACCTTGTGGCTATATCCAAACCGAACTTTTTATCTACTGCTAGTTTTAATTTATCTAATCTCATTTGTTTTGTTTTTAATTAAATTCTGTATGTTCTAAGCATTCACTACAAAGGCTTTCGTTTAATTGGCTTGGTTCTGCATTACAACAGTCTGAACCTATATATTCTTCTGTATGTGGGTTATCTATTGCGTATTGCACTATTTGTTTTGGCGTTTTCATTTTGTCTATATTTTATTATCTATAACTTCTATTAAGTGTCTAAGGTCTGAGCGTTCCCATTCTCCTAGTTTAACTCCGTTTATATTAAATTTAAAATAATCTTTTCGGTCTGCTTTTTTTATTTCTATGTTTATATACATATTAATCTATTTTAGTAAATTCTGCTGTTTGGTTTTTATTATGTTCTTCTTTGTTTTGAAAGTAGTTATCAACTAGTGCGTCAATCATAACTAGCTCATCAATACTAGCTGTTTTTATTTTGTGTATTAAGCTGTCTATTTTGTTTAGTACATTGGTACACATTTCAGGGTTGTTATGATATACAATATTAAAACCCTCTTGATATATTTGCTCAAGTATTTGAGAAGTCTTATTAACTTGTAGCTTTACATTTTGTTTAAACCCTTTACTTCCTTTTAAATCATCATTAGCTTCAAGTAGTAATTGGCTTATCAATACGCATTTTAAATAAGCTAGGTGTCTGTCGCTTATTGGCTCATCATAAACCCCTCTTACTTGTTCTTGGTGTTCTAGTTCTTTTTGTTCCATTCTTTCGTAATATTCTTTTTGTTCTTTTCTCATTTGTTTTTTTCTATCCATTGTTGTTGTTGTTCTCTTAGGTACTCTATTTCACGTCTTAAATAATCTGCTGCTTTTTCTAAGTCTTTTAATTCATCGTCTTTTTTTCCGCTTCTGCAAATATACTTAATTATATTGCCTCTATTGAAGTTTAGTTCATAATCTTTTATAAAGTCTATAACATCATAGCCTTTACCGTTTTCGTAATGTAAATAAGTTGCTCTCATAATTTTATTTTATTTAATTCGTTTTGATATACTTGTGATGCTTCTTTTTCATCTGTAAAAAATCCTAGATGTTTTTGTTTACCGTTTATTCTTATCGTTGATTTCCATTTTTTAGAACTATCACTCCAACATACGCCAACATATTTACTTGAACTTTTAATGTGTTTTCTATTGGCGTTCTCCCTTTGTGTTATAATTTCTAAGTTATATAAATTATTATTTAAACGGTTTCTGTCGATATGGTTTACCACTAATTTATATCCACAAGATTTATGATTAAGAAAGGCATAAGCTACTAATTTATGAATATTTTTTGTTTTCCTTTTATTATCTTTATGTAAAGACACCCCAAAATAACCTCGACCACATAAAGCAGATTTTAACACCTTTCCTTTTAATTTTCGACCTCTGCTGCAAATCCTATTTAAGCTCCTAACGTTTCCTAAATTACTAACTTGGTAAAAGCCCTCATATTCTGGTATGTCTTTCCATACTTCTATTCCTAATCTACTTTTTAATTTTGCTATCATTTTGTTTTGTTTTATAATAATGCTAATATTCTTAAATCTTCTTGTATGTCTTTAATCATTTTTAAAGCGTCTTTATAGTCTTGGTTTTCCATTGCCTCAATTACTATATCTAAGTCATATACAAATCTAATCATTTTAAAATAATTCTGTTTGATTTACGTTTTGTTTTTTTATTATTCCTATTGCTGTTTCTAGTATTGTTTTTCCAGCTTCATAGTCTACAAGGTTTCTTGCTACCTTTGTTTTGTTTTGTTTCCCTTTATATTTTCTAAAATCATAATCGTGAAATATACATAATTCAGAAAACTCATTCTTAGTAGCACATAATTGAAACTTTCTCTCATTAACACTGTTAGGTAAGTTAAAGTTTGTCCAGTATAAATGTCTTCCCTTTTTATTTGCTTGTATTAATGGCTCGTAATAAGGAGTAACATTTTCCACTACATATTTGCCTTTGTAATAATGTTGGAGAAATAATATCTCTTGATATAGTTTCATATCTGGATAAATAGGCTGTGTCTTAGTATCATAATTACTGCTATTCCAATACCTGGCTCTTGAATGACTTGGGCAAGGTGGTGAACTCCATATAAAATCAAACTCTTTGTAATGGTCTAATAAGTATTGATGTGCATCTGCTACAATCACCGTATCATTTGGAAAACGTTCCTGGTATAGTCTTGCTAGTTCTTCGTCCCATTCTACTGCTGTAACCTCTACATCTGTAACCTCGTCCCATTTGTATCTGTTCCCACCTAAGCAGGCATATAAATTTAATATTTTCATTCTGTTCTAAGTTTTAATAAGTGATAACACTCCGCATATTTTTGACGTGCTTTACCTTTGTATTCTTGTTTAAATAATTCGTACATTTTTTTTGTGTATTGATATTTAGTATCGCAATCAGCTAAATATTTTTCTGCAAACTTTTTACCTTTGCCTTTAAAATAATTTACGTTGTCGGCTGTATCTCCGATTATCATTTGCTCGTAAAAGTTATATAAAGCCTCGTCCTCGCTTATATCTAAAACTTCTTTGTGTTTATAGTGATAGTTGTACATAAGGCAAGGAAACTGCTTATAGTCCTTGTCAATGCTTACTATCATAACATTATCACGCCCTAGTTCGTTTGACAGCTCGTACCAATATCTAGCAACCATATCATCAGTTTCAATTCCATAACCCCAAACGCTGTCGTATTGGTCTTTAACGTATTGGTGCATCTCATCTAACAAAGG